TCGTCGTCGTACTGGTAAATCAACTCTTGTAAAAGATTTATTATATCATCACCAAAATATTCCAATGGGTACTGTTATAAGTGGTACAGAAGAATCAAATAGTTTTTATGGTAAAATCATTCCACCTATTTTCATTCATGGAGAATACAACAGAGCCATTTTAGAAAACTTTGTAAAACGCCAAAAACTTATTACAAGTAAAATCCAACAACAAGAAAATGCTCCACGTGCTCCAGGACAACTTGCACAAAAATCGAAATTAGATCCTAGATCCTTTTTAATCTTAGATGATTGTTTATACGATGACAGTTGGATTCATGATAAAAATATTCGTTATGTTTTCTTAAATGGAAGACATCAAAAAATATTTTTCTTAATTACCATGCAATATCCTCTTGGTATTCCACCAGTTTTAAGAACAAATGTAGATTATGTCTTTATTTTACGTGAACCATATATTACAAATCGTCAAAGAATTTTTCAGAATTTTGGTGCAGCATTTCCGAATTTTGAATTCTTTTGTCAAATCATGGATCAATGTACAGAAAATTTCGAATGCCTTGTTATAAATAACAATACAAGATCTAATAAATTAGAAGATGCAATTTTTTGGTACAAGGCTGAAATGCATGCCGATTTTAAAATAGGTGCACCTGAATTTTGGCAACATAATGCTACACATTATCGTGATAGAGATGAAGAAGATGTAAATATGTACGATCCAAATAATAGTCAAAGATTAAAAGGTCCAGCAATTGTTGTTAGAAAACAATATTAGAGATACGTGAACGTCATGAGACAATTAATATTTTGTACATTTTTAATGTTTCTTATTTTTATTTTAATTTCCTTTTATCAAAAAACAAGTGAATCTTTTATTGGGGATATGAATGCACAACAATGTGGAGTTGATCATCCACCATGTCCTTTTGGTACTGCATGTATGAATGGATGGTGTGTAGGAACAAATCCACCTAGTTTACCATCCAATACAGGTCTCCCGGTTTTACCATAATTACCCGGTATAGAATAGAAACAATGGCACGTTCATTATTAGGCGCAGGATTAGTTGGTACTTTTGTATTTTTTTTAGGAGTTTTACTCATAGTTCCTTACATTAAATCAATTCTTTCACCAGAAATTAGTGGATTTGAAGATATGAGTTGTAAACAAGGGGTAAAACCTTGTCCCGAAGGCTATTTTTGTGAACAAACTTCATGTGTTCCAATCTTACCAAGATACAATGTAAATGAAGTACAACCAGGTGGTTATTAAGAGGTTTTAGTTAATAAACTTATAATAAAATACTATGAATATTATTTTATTATATTTTTGGTTGTTATATCACACTACCACACTACACGCCTATTTATTTTCTTTTTCACGTTCTAATTTACGTTCGAGTGCTAAATCTGCTGGACCATCAAAAATGTTGGAATGTTCTTCTGTTGGACCAACAATACTCATAATTTCCTTTTCACCACGTACACCTTTTTTATTTACTGCAGTTTTTGCTTCTGGATTTTTATTATAGAATTGTTCACGAGCTTCTTCATTTTCTTTATAAGCTTTCATGAGTGAATTTAATTCCTCTTCTTGGTATTCTTGCGTTTGTACATTTTGTGGATTTGGATCCCATGCCAACCATTTTCCGACTTCTGCTACATAAATATTATGAATAGGATCATTACGTTGGAGTTTCTTTGCACGTGCTGCAGCTTCTTCTTGTGAACTGTAAGAACCACGAACTTTTAATCCACGAATAGATGTATGAAAATCATTCTTTTTAAAGAATTCTTCTTCTAATTTCTTTTCATTGGAATACATGAAATCATCATATTTTTCTTTAATTGATGTAGCAGTAATTTCTTTTGCATTTTCTTTTACAAAGTCTTGATATGCACTAAGAACTATATCAACTGGAATACGGGATTGACGACATATTTCCGATGCTTCTTTTAATTCTGCGGCTTCTAAACGATTCACTTCTGCATCTATTTTGGCATTAAAGTCTAATACTTGTTTGGCAAGGAATTTTTCAAGATTTTTAGTCTTCCATGTAATTTCATAATTTTTCAAGAATTGTTCGAAAAAGTAATTTTCTTTTCTTTCAAGGACCTTTTCCGGACTTATAAAACTTAGTAATACATAACGTTGGCCCGGGAGTTCATTGTCTTCATCAAGAAAATCTTCACGCACATCTTTGGAACCCGACATTTGTCTCTTCTCAATATATAAAACTATGGTTTAAGCTTCTTTACGCAAGGGTGGTAAATCTCCCGGATCCTTTTTATTTATCCACCCATTCATCCAAAACTATTTTCAATGCATAGAGTATAGAAGAAATGGACTTTAGCATGGGCGAATTCATTAATCGTGCATTAAAATATTTATTAGAAGGTTTAGCAGTTGCTGTTGCAGCAATCTATATCCCTAAAAAAGCATTAGGCTTAGATGAAGTTGCAACATTAGGTTTAACTGCAGCAGCTGTTTTTGCTTTATTAGATGTCTTAGCACCATCAGTTGGTGTTACAGCCAGACAAGGTGCAGGATTCGGTCTTGGTGCAAACTTAGTCGGATTTCCAATGCGTGGTTAAGTATTGGTTTAGATAGGATTAAAATAATAAATACTATGATTTAATAAATTATAATATTTATTGACTGACCAGTCGTCGATCGGGTCTAAATTGTATTAATTGTACTTGATATACCTAATTCAGAACGTAAAAGTTGGAGTTTAGCTGGATCAAATATACCATTATCCGGTGGACCATAACGTTTTATATATTCTAAATATTCAACAGCTACACCTAAAACCATTTTTGGTACTTCAATTTCAGCTATTAAATATCCTCTTGCAGGTTTACCGCCACAATTCTTTTTAATATTTTCTATTCTTGCACTTATTGATTCTGCCATATTTAATAATTTTGTAGCAAGAGTTCCGTAGAAATTCACAGTATCTTTACACATCATTCCTGAAGAGCAATTGTTTGAAGAAGACGATGACGAAGAAGAACCTGTTTTTCTACAACTTTCTCTTATCAGGTATGTTGGCATATCTATTTTATAGTACAATATTGTAGTTATAATGCCTTCACCGCATTATCGTAGACGACGACTTACACAAGCCTGTAATAAATCATCAATAACTTCAACATATATACATAATACTACTACAAATGAATGTTCAACAAGTGGAGGAACACCTACAATAACTGTTTTTCAAAATTATATTTTCGAAATTATTGAAGTTATTACTACAACCTTGGATATTACAATCATTACAAATAAAGTTTATACCTTTCTAGAACTTGTAAAATCAAAACAAGATTTGTATGATATCCTTGATTTAATCGAAGAGAATTTATTGGGTATTATCGTAAATATTTCTAATGGTGTTGATATAAATATTATTCGTAGTCGTATTGATTATATTAAAGAGTTGTTAGATTCTATTGGAGATGAACCATGTAATAATTATCAAACAATTTCAGCCTTAATTTATAATCTCCTTGATTCTATTCCAAATGGTATTGATTTGAATGTTTTTATTACAAATATACAATCCTTTAAAAGTACATTTCAAGATCAAATTGATTTTTATACAGTTATTAGTCTCATTGAGGAAACTATTCTTAATATAGTTAATAATATTTCAAATGGTGTTGATGTAAATATTATTCGTAGTCGTATCGAATATATTAAAGAATTGGTTAATACTTTGGAATGTTAGAAATAGAAAAATGTCTTCCGACAATCCAATTAAAGTTTTTAATGCCTTTCTATCGGATGAAGATTGCGATCATTTAATTAATACATATAAAGATAAAGTTTCACAAAGTTTAGTTGTAGGAAATCTTCCACATCCATCAAGAACATCGTCTAGCTATTTTTTACCACAAACGGATCCAGTTATTTCCCAACTACGAACTAAAGTTGCAAAAGTACTTGATGCTCCAATTGAAAACATAGAACCAATACAATTTTTGAGATACCGTAAAGGAGAACTTTATAAATATCATCACGATTTTTTAAAAGGAGATAATATAACAAATCAAAGAGTTCATACAATTCTTGTATATCTTAATACATTACAACCAGAAGATGGTGGAGCTACCTCTTTTTTTCATTATAAACAAAAAATTAGTCCTAAAAAGGGTGCAGCAGTTTGGTTTAGAAATATGAATGAAGAAGGAAAAGTGATAGAAGAATCCTTACATGCTGGTGAAGAAATTTTGACTGATACTGTCAAGTATGCGTTAAATATTTGGACTAGGGAGCATAAATATTAAAACCTTTTTCCGATTCGATTCGACACTACGGCACGATGCGTTAAAAAACCGTTTTCCAAAATTATTTTCTGGATGTCTGGTATAAAGGAAATGGCAACCGGTTTAACAAGCTCAAACAATGCCCCAGTTATTGTCAACTTAGGAGTTGAAGTCGCAGCAAATGGTGACATCACAGTTTTTGGTCAAGCACCACCAACTGTAAATAACGTAATTGTAGCAGAAGTAAATTTACCAAAAGAAGTATTATATGATGCTTCAAACAGTTTAATTGAATTTTGGGAACCAAGTTATGATCTTGGTTCAAGAAGAGCAACATTATCAGGTAAAGTTGATCCAAGTGGTGTAGCATTATCAGGTCGTGATTATACTGCATTAACTAAAAGCTTTGTATATGAATTACAACAAGTATTACAAGGTAATTTAGATTGTTCAGGTGCATCACCATTTGATGATGCAAAATATGCAGGTATTCCAGAATATCAAAAACCAGCAGATTTTGGTCGTTTAGCCTTATCAGTTTATGCACATTACTTATTTGGTCATGTAGCTGCAACAGCAGCAATCACAAATGATAAAGCATTTATGGAAGCAATGTTAAGTCAAGGCTCTAATGGAGTATACAAATATGCTGATGCAACTGCAGTTGCAGGTAATGCAGACGGTAGTGAATGGGTTTCACCAACAATTGGTTCATCAAGTGATGCAGATCTTGCAAGATTATTAGTTGGTGCTATTACAACTAAAGATGATGCAGCAATTTTAGCAATTGCAGAACAAGTCTTAGGTCAAGATGCATCACGTGCAATGGACCAAGATAACAATGCATTACCAATTGATGTTCGTCATGCATTAAAATTCATTGCAGATGATGTAATCTACATGAATATCAAATTAACAACACCAAATGTAACAATCGCAAATGCAGCACAAAAAGTATCAGAAGCAACATTAGAAGGTAAATACACATCCGAAGAAAACTATACAATTAAAATCACATTAGCTTAAACACCTACTTAAATAAGTACTGTAAAAAAGAAATAAATATCTATTTTTTCAAAACGTATATATTTATTTACATTCAAGCCCGTCTACCAAGGAGGTCCAGCACCTTTTAAAAGCGGTTGCGCAATACCTTGTACACGTTTAACAGTCGGTATAGTACCCAACCAAATATAATTTCTATAAAAGTCATACAAGTTTGTATTCAAGACTTCTGTTATTTCCAACGAAAAGGAAAAGTTCATACCACACAAGTCAATGACTTCACCATACGGATCAATCAATTTCACCTGTAATACTTTAAGATCTATAGGCGATGGAAAAATGATTTCATTTGTCATTAAAGATGCACCATCATCATAAATAACCATTTGTTTTTCTTCTCTTATAATTATTTTAGCCAAACATTGAATATAGGTTTCATCTGTTCTTTGTTCAATTGTATGAAAATCATTGACACATAAAAACATATACGGATCCCCAACAACATCCAAACAAGATTCACCTGTTATGAAATACGTAGTAATTGCAGGATTTGTAGGTGATGGGGTAGTACTTGTTGCTTTAATTATAGGTTGTCTAAATCCAAGATTATGTCCAATTCCTAATATCAAACGTCTTGATTTATCTTTACAAGGGTCATTTATTGTAGGTATTGTAAAATTAATAGAAAACTGTTTTGCAGATGCGGTTGGTGCTGGATTGGGTCCTGTTAAAGGTGTCATAGCAACACCATTATTCGTAAATGTTATTTTTGCAGTATTTACATTTAATGATACAGTTATAAATATACCATATGGATCTCTAAGTTCAATATCTAGTTTTTCTTGTATTGCATCTAATAATTCAGACGAAGTATAGTTTCCTTCTCCAATTGTAATTTGTACCGCTCTTATTATACCATTAATATCATATGCTTTTATAATAAAGGAATTATTTTTTCTAGTAAATACATAAGCCATATTTGGTATTTCAATAGAAGCAATACGTAAACGAATTAAATTCTTATAATAACGTTCAAGATTATACGTAAAGTCGGTGGTAGGATCCATTAGGTTTGAGCGGAAGCGTGAATCGACATTTATGATTTTTTTTCGTAAATCATTTGAATTTATTACATCGTTCGCATTATAATTTTCTCCTATTCGAGTATTTAACATTCCTACTATGTATTCCTGTTTATATTTAAGTTTATTCCTTACCTGCCAAGGTTTGTTTTAACTTTTCAAGATATAATATTGCGTCCATATGTTCTTCTTGTGCATGATTAATCCATTGTAATACGGATAAATCAGTACGATCTAGGTCAGTACCATATTTATTTTTTCCAATTGCAGAACGTATCATAAATTTATGAATAACAGATTTAACAATTGAATCAACATTGTCCATTTTTCTACTAGACAATATGTTTGAAGGGTTTAGACAGCCTAAAAAATATCTAATACAAGTAATAAAACCTACAGAGTTGGTGAAATCCGTATCTTTTTCGTTAAAACATATTTCTTTTTCAATCCTATCCGACCATGTCAAAAAGAATGCGGGTATTCATTTACCAACTCAATATTCCGCACATTCATGGTATTATTTGAGTAATTTCTATTATAACTCTTCTTCATCTCTAAAATCCAATGGATCTGCCACACGAATTCTTCAGACACATCTCAAGGAAATTAGTAAACAAGAACGAGGACCAATAATTCTATGTTGTGAGCCAATCCTCGGAACAGATCCAAGATCTATTACATGGAAAAATTGTGAGATGACATCAGATGAACGATATAATGATTTATGCAAGTATTATCAAACTAAATTTCATTTACAAAATGAACTTCAAATTGATTGTACATTAAAAACGGAAATAACAGGTCATGGACAACGTTGGTCTAATGCCGATAGAAAATTCATGTGGGGTTTACTTGTTTAATTTTTCAAGTATTGCCAATTCATTTCTTCACATATCTTTTGCCATACCTTACTTTGTTGATATAACTTGTCTCGATTTTTAAGAAGAGGAAAACTTGCGAGAAATTCATCGAGTTCCAAAAGTTCACAGAATTTATACAAGACATAGGAATATGATAAAAAGTTTCTGCGGTTTTTTGGACAATGTTTTTGAAAACTTGGTTGTATTTCCTTAAACATGTGGCGTAGACGTTCTTCTGTTTCACGACTCATGACAGGAGCAATACTTCCATTCAAACGACTAATAATAAATGGAATATGATCATATTGACGATTAAGTTTGAGTTTGCGTAGGACTTCACGCATTTGTTTATATTTTAGATTCTTAAAATCAGTAATACGTTGTTTCTTGAGTTCCGTTGTAATTTGATCAAAAACATCTTGTGGAATTTCAGTACTTCCTTTGGCTTGAAATTGCGCAAGTAATTCATTAAAGTGATTAATACGTTTATAAGCATAATAACTACTTTCTCTTGGCGGATCTTTATAAGATGGTCTATCACTATCAATTAACATGAATTCTGTTATACCACAACAAGGACAATATAACATTGCTTCTGTTTGACTAAACATCATATCAGTACCACATTCCATACATTCACCAGACATGTCATCTACTTCATTTGTCTTTTTGACATATTCTGGATTGACTCTAAGAAGATATTGTTCTAATAATTCATCTCGACCAAGACTTGCAGGATTTTTACTTGTTGATTTTTTGGTGGTTGCTGTTGTTATTACACTTTGATCTTCTTCTATTGAGTCTGTTTCGACGCCATCGATTGCTGCAGCAGTTTCTAATGCACTGAGAACATCACCTGGTTTTCGTTTTGTTTTTTGTGAAGACAGTCCCGACATACCCTGAGAAATCTTGTCTTGCATTTCATAATATTCAAACAAAATATCACCCGTTTGTAATAAATAATCATAGAGTCTATCATCCTTTTGTTTAATATCAAGTTCTTCATTGAGACGGATTAAATGGTTTTCCAATTGTCCTTTAATTAAGTCGTCATTTGTCGAATTGATTTGGGATTGAATCGAATTAATATCTTCTTGTATGAGTTGAACCTCGTCTTTTTCGTCCTGTATCCTTTTTAATTGACATTGGTGAATTACGTCCAGAGTTGTGCGTTCTTCAGGATTACTCTTTTTGGTAGGACGAATTTTGAAAAACGCTTCTTCTTTGCCTGACATATTATATACAAAAAAATGCATTGTTGTTTAAGCTTGAAACGTGAGGTCTTTATAACTTTTTTCATGCGGAATGTTTATTTTGTTTGTAAATCATCCCGGACAGTTTGCGTTTTGCATTCGCCAAAATTATTTTCTATGGCATGGGTATAGACAGGAATGACTGGTGGTGGTTTAATGCAACTCGTCGCATACGGCGCTTAGAGAACCATCTTGGGCGTCAACAGTAGGCTGCCATCAAGGTTCTAGGTAACACCTTGATGAATAAACCAGTGTAAGTACCTAGGAAAAGTATAGATACCTGTCCTATACAATTCTATATAACCTGCTAGTATTAGACTATAATGTTGGATTATAGTTGTAATGCAAGAATATCAAATTGCTGGAACACCCTAAAGCTTTCAATACCAAGTTAAAATAGTAATATTTTAATGGCCAAGAGAATCACTTGGGTATGGTGAAAATTTGAATGATATATGGGCAATCAGCAGCCAAGTACCTTATTTAAAAAAGTTTAGTTTTGTAATATTAAGAATGGGAGATATTTATTTATTAGAAAGTCCAAGCAATAAGTATTATGTTGGACAAGCAGTTGAAAAGTTATGTTCCGGAAGAAATTGGGGCTATTTAGCAAGATGGAAATCACATATACGTGAAGCAAAAAAAGGAACTAATTATAGTTGTTGTCTTGATAACGCTATTAGAAAATATGGTTCTGAAAATTTTAAAGTTTCATTATTATGTAAATGTTCTACATTGGAAGAATTAAATAATATGGAAATATATTATATTAAAGAATATAATTCTCTTAGCCCCAATGGATATAATTTAACAACTGGTGGTAATAAAAATCAAAAACAGAGTGAAGAAACTAAAATTAAAAAAAGTCAAAGTTTAATTGGAAAAAATAAAGGAAAAGTTCATCAAAAAAAAGATAGAGTTGATCCTAATGATAATTTTTTACCAAAATATGTCAGAAAAATAAAGAATGGATATAGAATAAGTAATCATCCATCAAAAGTTGACAGATGTTTTAGATCAATTAAATTAACTATGGAAGAAAAGTTAGCTTTGGTTTTAAATGAATTAAAAAAACTAGATGAATTAATTAAATAAGGTATGCAGTTCATCGACTAAACGGTATTCGGGACTTTTTGTCCTTAAGATATAGTCAGTCCTAATTGGAAACTATTAGGATACATCGCAAGATGTTTACTTAACAGGTAACCCACAAATTACCTCAACTTTTTAAGGGGTTGAAAAGTAATCGGCAGATGATAAGTTTGGTATACTCATCTGATAAAGTCCGTTAGTGGTACCAATAAGCTTCTAATAAGAAGCTTACCACAATTACTAGTGATTTATATATAATTATAAATTGCAACATCATCAAATTGCGGGAATCCCCTAAAGTTTTAACTACCAAGCATTTTTTGAAAAGAAAATGTGGCTGTGAACATAACACAGGTATGGTAAAAATGTTAAAAATGAATTTGTTTTTACAAATAAAATGGGCAATCCGCAGCCAAGTTCTAAACTATTTAGTTTATAAATAGCATGAATGCTGTTCAGAGATTAGAAGGTGATGGGTCTTGAATAAAGGCTTAAGATATAATCCAATCCCTATTTATAATAAATGTCTTCTTAAAATATTCCGAAAGGAAGGGTATGTATATGTTTTTAAAGTTGTATACAGAAGACATACAAACTTTGCAATGGAATCAATTGAAAATCCATTCAACGGTGCACCAAACTTTGGTAAAAAAGTCACATGTACAATCCAACGTAATGGTGATTTAATCTACCGTATGTATTTACAAGCAACTT